CTCGTGGCTCAACGCTGCGTACCCGGAGGCGATCATCCACGTGCAGCGCAACCTGGTGGACTCCGGCAAGCCCTACTTCTTCATCGAACACGTCGAGGAGCGGTTCGTAGACCGCGGGCGTTCCTATCACGACGTGCTGCGTACCTTCCGCATTCATCTGATGACCAAGGGGGCTTCGTCCCAGGCTCCCGCCCCCGAGGTGTACTGGAAGACGCGAGAGGTACTGGACTATCTCCTAGACCGCTGTCTCGAGGAGCGGGTGATCCCCTCCTACCAGTACAACCTGGTGTATCCCACGCCGGTGGCTACCACGCGAAGCGGCGGGTCGATGCCGGCAGGCACCTATTACTTCGCGGTCACCTCGGTCAACAGCCAGGACGACGAGAGCCTACTGTCGCTGTCCAGCAGCGTGACCGTAGCCTCCCCCAATCAGGACATCTACGTCTTGATCCCCAACTGGCCGCTAGGTAGTCCGATCGGCAGTAACTATCGGGTCTACTATCGGCCTACCACCAGCGCGCCCTGGGCCGCCGTCAAGGAGGTAGAGGTCACGCCCAACACGACGGCCGCCTTTACGACACAGGCGCGCATCACGTCTGTGACCCCGATCGACGCGGCGCAACCACCCAGCACCTCCCGGATGCACCACGGCTTCCTGAAGATCCAGGAGGCCAACCTGGTACTCAACGAGAGCCTCATGGTCGACGACGAGTTTCGTGGATTCGTCCAGTTCAAGGCCCTGAGTCACTCCTACCACAGGCGGATTCCTGCGCCTACTATGTCGGAAGTCACGATTTCGACTACAATCCACTAGACCATGAGGAGCAACAGCTGATGAGCAGCAAGTCTAGCCGCCGTCGGACCGCTTCGGCTGATGTCGAAAGCGCTGATGTCGAGCCCAACCCGGTCGATGAGCCGACCGTCACTGACCCCCAGGCCGTGATCCAGGAGATCATCGAGACCAAGGCCGAGGTCGAGATCGTCGACGAGCCGTCTACGGAAGAAACCCATGACCTAGCGAGCCTAGCCGCCGCCTCCCAGCGGCTGTTCGGCGTGTCGAGCGAGGTCGTCTTCGGAGCCGCCCACCATGCATCCCTCTCCGTGCAGGAGAGGGTCACCGTCCCGCAGGTCCGCTCGGCCATCGAGTCCTACCTGCGTCTACCCGTCTAACGAGGAGTACACTCTCTTATGTCCGGTGGTATCTGGAGCGCTTCGGACGCGGCGAACAACTCGACCCGTCCCGGCGTATACATCAACTTCCTGTCCCAGGCGCAGCTCGGCACCCAGCCGGAGTCGAACGGCGTCGTCATGGTGCTCGGCACCGCTGACTGGGGCCTGGTCGACGGGGTGACCACGGTCACCTCCGAGCTCGAGGTGGCGGAGTCGTTCGGCTCGGCCGGCACCCTCGGTCTGCTGGTCAGCCAGGCGCTGCGTGGCGGAGCTGCTACGGTCAAGGCTTACCGCATGGCGGTCAGCGCGAGCGCCGCGGCTGCGACCCTGTCGCTCGACGACACCGCGACCCCGACCCCGGCGGCGGCCCTGACCCTGACCGCCAAGTACGAGGGCGCGCGGGCCAACGACTTCGAGGTGAGCGTCGCGGTCAACGCGAACGACGCTGCCAAGAAGGACATGACGATCACCGAGAATGGCCTCATTCTCGAGACGTTCACCTTCACCGACAACGACGATCTGGTCAACCAGATCAACGACGACGTGGCCGGGATCAGCGGGTCCCGCTACGTGACGGCCGCGGTGGACGGCGCTGACGATCGCACGGTGGCCAACCTAGCCGCGACGGCGATGGCCGGTGGCAACTCGGGCCTCGCGGTCACCGCGACGGAGTTCGCGGCGGCGCTGGCCTCGATCGAGACCGAGGACTGGGACATCCTGGTTCCCTCGGACACGGTCGCGAGCGCCATCCAGACCTCGGTCCGCACCTACGTGGCGCGCCTGCGCGACGAGGGCAAGAAGGTCGTCGCGGTCATGGGCGGCCAGAGCACGAGCGGTATGGACTCCGCCGCGCTAGCCGCCGAGCTGACCTCGGCCATCTCGGACGCGCAGTCGACCAGCACCGGCAACCACGAGGGCATCGTCCGCGTGTTCCCGGGCATCGTCGACGAGATCTCCGGGGCGGCGCTCTCCGGCGCCCAGTCGGCCAGCCGCGTGGCTGGCATGATCGGGGCGGCGAGCTTCAACTCCTCGATCACGAAGCACCCGACGGGGGCGACCGAGGTCACCTCGCGGCTCACGAACGCGCAGATCAAGCAGGCGATGGCCGGCGGCCTGTGCGTCCTGGTCGCCCAGCAGGGCGAGGCGGTCGTGGAGTCGGGCGTCAACACGCTGACCACCTACACCGACCTCAAGTCGCGCGACTTCCGCAAGATCCGCGTCGTGCGCGCGATCGACGCCGTCGCCGAGACCATCACGGCCTCGCTCGACGGTGCGGTGATCGGTTACGTCAGCAACGACGAGAACGGCAAGCTCTACACGATCGGGCTGATCCAGGCCGCCCTCGACGTCTTCCGCCAGGCGGGGGCGATCGAGGCCGGTTACACCGTCGTGCCGACCCCCGGTGCGGCGGCCGACCGCGACGAGTTCTTCGTCACCATCGGCCTCACGCCGATCGACTCCATCGAGAAGGTCTTCATCACCGCCCGGGTCCTCTAGGCCCAGCAGAAAGGTAACCACACGTCATGCCTAACCCCGGACAGCTCACCCCCGAGTACACGATTCTCGGCTCGTTTGGTGAGCTCTACGACGAGAACGATCACTTCATGAGTCACATCCAGGAGGTGTCGGCTCAGATCACCATCGACCGCCAGGACATCATGATGTCGGGCTCTCGCCGCGTCGGCTACAAGTACACCGCCGTCACCGGCGAGGGTACGATGCGCGGCTTCCGCGTGACCTCGCGCATGGCCCGCCTCATCGCGAACGTCATGGTCGACGATCGTTCTCCCCAGTACGTCGGCAAGATCACGATCAAGCTGAACGACCCCGAGATCATCGGTGGTCAGTACGAGCGCGTCGAGCTGATCGGCTGCAAGTGGTGGGGCGTCAACCTCGGCTGGGCTGTGAACCAGATCATCGAGGAAGACACCCCGTTCACGTTCCAGAAGATCAACTGGCTCGCCTCCATCGACGGCACCACCTCTGAGACCGGCGGCAACATGGTCGGCGAGTCGCAGATCTTCGTGCCGAACCTACCGAACGTGCCCGGCCTCTAGGCTAGGCTAGCCCACCCGGAGAGATGACCCCTACCCAGGAGATGATCGACATGAGTGACAACTTTGTGCCCGAGGGCTCGCTGGCAGAGCCTGCGCTCGATCCGCTGATCGACGACATCGTCGAGGTCGATACCGAGGACGCCCAGTCCAAGGAGGCCATGGACATCGAGCAGGTGCGAGACGAGCTCGGAGTCTCGCACATGATCGACCCGCTCAAGGCGCTGCTCGACGCCCCGATCGGCCCGGTCACGAGCAAGTGGGCCTGTCCCCGCCTGCACACCGAGTTCGAGATCAAGGCGCTGACCAGCCGCGAGTACAACCAGATCCAGGAGCGGGCGACCCGCTTCACGCGCAACAAGCGCACGGGCCGCATGGATCGCGACCTCGACGCGACCCTCATGAGCCTCCTGGTGTGCCTCGACGGTACCGTGAGCCCCAACTTCCGCGACCCCCAGCTCGCTGAGCGCTATCCGAACGCCAAGTCGCACGAGATCATCTCGGTCGCGCTGCTGCCTGGCGAGGTCGATAGCCTCGCGTCGAAGATCCTGTCTCTGTCGGGCTTCGACGAGGAGCTGGAGGAGACGGGAAAAGACTGATCAGATGCCACGCTGAGGCGGCCATGCTGGCATCTATCTTCCTCAAGACCGGGCGCTTTCCCCACGAGGTGCTTGATCTCCCGCGAGGAGAGCGCGCTCTCCTCTACGCCGCCGTGCTCGTAGAGCAGGAGGAGAACCAGAAGGCGATGGCCAAGTAGGTGACCGGTCCTCGAGCCACAGCGGTCCTGACCGCCCGGTGGGCCGGTAACGCGGCCTTCCGGGCGGCCGGTCGCAGCATGCGACGCCTAGCCGGCGACTCGGCTACCTCGGCTCGAGCGATGACGGCGTTCAACCGCGCCGTGACCAGGGCCATGCGGGGCGTGATGCGGTTCTTCAGCCGCCAGGTTGGCAACATGTTCCGGTCGTTCTTCTTCGGCATCCGCATCTGGGCCATCATGGCGGGCTTTGCCATCTCAGGCTTTGCCGGCTCGGCGATCAAGTCCTTCCGCGAGTTTGACAAGAAGCTCCGCGAGACCACCTCGCTCATCGCGTCGGAGACGGCCGCGACGGGCAAGGGCTCGGTGCGCAAGCGCATGCAGAACGCGAAGAAGGTCGCGCAGCAGGAGTACGAGGCGTACCGCCGCGAGATGCTGGCGCTGGCGGTTCCGATGCGCCAGACCCCACAGGGCCTGACCGGCGGCCTCCGCGAGATCGTGTCAGCCGGTTACACCGGCACCGGGCCTCGCGCTCGCGGCATCTCGCGCCAGCTCCTGGTGACCGCCGCCCGGGGCGCCACGGCGGGCGACGCCACGGTGCAGACCTCCGCCAACCTCCTGATCCAGATCATGAACGCGCTGGGCCTCACCAGCAGCAAGAACGTCGGTGCGGCGGGAGCGAAGGCGCCCCTGACCGGCTTCGGGTCGCCCGAGCGCGTGATGGATCGCATCTTCCAGGCGATGAACTTCGGCGTCGGCGTAACCTACGAGAAGATCGCCGCCTCCATCCCGAACGTCATCGGTCCGATCGGCGCCGCGCTCAACCCGAGGGGGACCAAGACGCCGCGCAAGGGTGCGGACGCGCTCAACCAGCTCCTGGCCGCCATCGTGCTCGGCTCGCAGCGCGGCTACTCGCCGCAGCGCACGACCGTCGGCTTGCAGGACATCACCAAGTCGATCACTAAGCCGACCAAGGCCGCCGACGAGTTGTACGCCGAGCTAGGCCTCGACCCTTCTAAGCTCCTTCGGGGAGGCATCATCGGTACGGGGTCAGCCCTCGACAAGATCGACCGTGCGCTGAAGAAGTTCGCCAAGAGCGGAGGCGACTCGAGCCGCGCCCTCGGCACGCTGTTCGGTAACGTCCGCGGTCTGCGCGTCGTCACCACCCTGCTCAACGCGGGACTGGCCAACACCAACGAGGTCCTCAAGCTCATGGAGAACTCGTCCAACGCGGCCACGGCGGCGTTCGACGAGCAGGGCCGCTCGGTCGATGGCCAGATCAAGCGCTTCCAGGCGCTGTTCGAGACGGTCAAGGTAGGCGTAGGCATCTCGCTGATGCCACTGCTCAGCAAGGCCATGACGGTCGGTGAGCGACTGCTCAACAAGATCACCGGCGGAGAGATGGGTCTGGCCGCGAACACCGCCTTCTTCGCCGCCCGCGACATGGACAAGACCCTGACCGCCGAGCAGTTCGCGAGCAGCCTGCCCGCCGCCGAGGCCGAGGCGTTCCGTCGCTACCGCGACTTCGCCAGCATGAGCATCAAGAAGATCCTGCGCACGACCTTCAGCACCATCGGCGAGGAGATCGGCAACTGGTGGAACAGCGGCGGCAAGCAGACCTTTACCGATCTCGTGCTGAACATCCTCGATACCGCCGTCAACGCGCTCGGCAAGATGCTGCTGCAGGCCGACGACATCTATACCTTCGGCGTCAAGCTCGGGACCAAGATCGCCGAGGGCGCCCTCAAGGGACTATGGGGATCGTTTCAGAAGGCCTTCTTGGGCGGTGGGGGCGGCGGTGGCATCACGGGGATGCTCAGCTCCGACAGCAAGCTCCTGCGCGCCGATACGATCGGGCAGCAGGCGTTCGGCGGCCTACTAGGGCTCGGCGCGCTCACGCTCCTAGGCCCCGCTATGGCTCAGAGGGGCGGCCTCTTCGGT